TTTGTTGCCTTTGATAAAGGAATGTTTGCAGAGTTCATCCTTGAAGCTTTTGAAATTATAAAGAAACTGCATATAGGGTATGTAGACCCTTCTCATCTGCAAAAGATTGACATGATTGCATTAGATATTGCCTACCCGGTAGTAGATGTCAATGGGGATTTGGTCCAATTTTTTGGATTTAATCCCTCTGGTCAGCCACTTACAGTTATTATAAATTGTATTGTGCACTCACTTTACATGCGTTATGTATTCTTTAGTATTTTGCGTCGTTTGAAGCAGGATAAAGAATCACCAGATCTTGAATTGATTAAGGAATTTCTTAAAAAAGGAAATGGAACTCTTAAATTTAGAGAACATGTAAAATTAGCTACTTATGGCGACGATGGAGCCGCTGGAGCTAGACCAACCGTACCATGGTTTACACACACCAGTATTCAATCTGGATTAAAAGAGATTGGAATTGGCTATACCATGGCCGACAAAGAATCTGAATCAGTACCTTACATTCATATGGATGAAGTAAGTTTCCTTAAAAGAATTTGGAAATTTGATGAAAGATTTAATTGTTATGTAGCTCCACTCGAAATGGACTCAATTCATAAGAGTTTGATGATTACTGTGGTTTCGAGATCGATACCTAAACAGGAACAAATGATGGCTACAATAAGATCGGCACTAATGGAGTGCTTTTATCATGGAAAGGAAGTATTCGACAAGTATTCGGCTATGTTGATGAAGATCTGTGAAAGGGATGATTTAAAACCCTTTGTTAATGAACACACCTTTCCGTTGTATGATCAATTGATCTACAACTTTGAGAATGCGAAACAGATGCTCAAATATGTGGCATCTGTCTAGTCGCTTGTATGATTCTATATTTTGTATATTGCATGTTTGTATTTTTGCATATTATATTTTCATACTTTAGGCCCCACTTCGGTGGGGCACAGCTCTTTGGTCTTTAAGAGCGTTATAAATATAGACCCGGAGATTGGGAATTCTCCGTTAAGCGAAACTCCCCGTTAGTAATAGTTACTGCTCAAATTAAGTTCATGAGGTTGATAATTTTGAGAGAATGGATTAATAATGAATATTTCACCAGGGACCCCCCCAAAGTATCTTTTTAGATAGAGAGGTAGAACTCACAACAACCAAATCGGAGCTGCAATGGAAATACGCAG